AATATCCGTTGATATGAAAATAGCAGACATACTAAGAAATATATGAAAACATTTAGAAGTTTTATAGATGAAAAGGGTAGATGTTGGCCAGGTCATAAACCTGTTCCCGGCAAAACTCCTTTTTCTCCTGGCAGTTGTAAAAAAGAAGACCATGTGAAAGAACTTGAAGAAGTGGAAGCAATGTTTGATATTATTGAAGAACTGGTTATGGAAATTTCAGAAGTACATCATATTGATCCTGAAATTATTTGGGAAGAATTTGCAGATATATCAGACGAAGAACTATATGAGTCGGCCGCATGGCGCCGCAAAGAAGGAAAAGATCCAAAGGGTGGTTTGAACAGAAAAGGTATTGCATCTTATCGCCGTGAAAATCCTGGTTCAAAGTTAAGTATGGCAGTGACTACAAAACCATCAAAATTGAAACCAGGTTCTAAAGCAGCAAATCGCCGTAAATCATTTTGTGCTAGAATGGGTGGTATGGAAGGACCGATGAAGAAACCTAATGGCGAACCTTCACGCAAAGCATTAGCATTAAGAAAGTGGAATTGCTAATGTTTACATTCAAACAATTTGTAATTGAAGCTGATAAAAAAGATACGATCATATTGGATATACCTTTGATGATTCGTGTTTTAGAGTTGGCAAGAGAAGATATTAAATCAGATATGGACCTTCATCGTGTTGTTGAAAAATTAATAGATATTCGCAATAAAGGTGTTTTGACTATGGATGATTATGATTTTATTGCAAATATCAAAGAAAGTTATATGAAAGAAGACGGCATGGCTGTTGCTGGACCGACAAATGTAGTTGGTGGCGGAGCTATCGCAGGCACAGGTGGCCAAGGCGGAGAACCTGGTGTCAACTTGAAAAAGAAAAAGAGTGTTATTATGACACCAACATTCAAACGTAGTCCTCCAAAGATGTAGTATGTGGATACTTAAATGGTTGCCATTTTGGACATTTTATGCAACCATTATTGTTGGGTTGTTAGGTCTTGCTGCAACTTACCTATTGAGATTCATTCCACTTCCCGCAATCTACATCTATAAAACTCCAATACAATTAATCTCTGTGGTTCTGATAGCCATAGGCACATACATGTCTGGTGCAATCTCAAATGAAGAAGCTTGGTTGGCCAGAGTACAAGAACTTGAAGCAAAAGTAGAAGCGGCTCAGGTTGAATCAGTAAAAGAAAACGTAAAGATAGAAACCAAAGTTGTAACAAAAACACAAGTTATCAAACAGCGTGGTGAAGATATCATACAATATATCGACAAAGAAATTGTCAAGTATGATACGAAGTTTTTGCCTGGTGGAGAATGTGAAATTCCAAAAGAATTTATACAGGCCCACAATAAAGCAGCTGAGGCACCAAAATGAAATATTTAATTCTCTTATTTTTCATCCTATTAACCGGTTGTTCCACTACAGTTCCTATTGTTGCTAAATTTCCCGAAGTGCCGGAACGATTGTTAGTTAAGTGTCCGCAATTACAAAAAGTAAATGAAGACGCTAAGTTATCAGACATTGCGAAAACTATTACTAATAATTATACAGAGTATTATACCTGTGCTGTAAAAAATGATGCTTGGATTGAATGGTACCAAATACAAAAAAATATATTTGAAGGAATAAAATAATGGAACTATCACTACAACAATTAAAACAATTACTTCCTAAAAATCCATATGTTGACCACTGGCATCACGCCTTGGTTCAACTGTTACCAGACTATGAAATTAATACACCCCAACGTGTATCCGCTTTCATTGCACAGTGTTCACATGAATCCGGTGGGTTTACTGCACTTCAAGAAAACTTGAATTACAAGCCACCAACACTCCGCAAGATTTTCCCTAAGTATTTCCCCGATGATGCAATTGCTAATGAATATTGCTCACGTAAAAATAAACAGGAAGCTATTGCAAATCGTGTTTATGCAAGCCGTATGGGTAATGGTGATGAAGCATCAGGTGACGGATACAAATATCGTGGTCGTGGACTTATTCAATTGACAGGTAAAGACAATTATAGTTTTTTTGCTGGTTCATTACAAATCTCCGTAGAAGAAGCCGCAGAATATATGGCAACCTTTGAAGGTGCTGCACAATCAGCTTGTTGGTTCTGGGAAACAAACAACCTAAACCAATGGGCAGACAAAGGTGACATTCTAACATTGACTAAACGCATTAACGGTGGAACAATTGGATTGGAAGACAGAATTAAACATTATGAACATGCATTACATGTTTTAGGAGTTTAATGTGAAAGATAAAAAATTGTTGTTGCTTGGCATCTCTTTAATTTTACTCCCACTTTCGTTAGTAATTTTTGGTGGAGATAGGTTTCGTTATCCCTGTCAGGACCCTGAAAATTGGGATAAACCAATTTGTCAAAAACCAGCTTGTGATGTAACAAGAACTTGCGTAGAACATGTGTTCAAAGGCCAACGTGATCCTAGATTAGGACCTCCAGAAGAAGCACAGAATATATTAGCAAAACAACAATTAAATATGGTAAATACAGCACCAACCTGCCCGCCAGTACAACAAGGAGAAAATTGTGCAAAATAATGAATCAATATACACAGAAGAACAATTGATGGCCAGATTGAAATTCTTTATCGGTGTTTGTCTCGCACTAACACTAACAGGAATTGTTTTCGTTGTTCTATATTCAATTATCTTTGTTACACAACCATTGAATGCAATTTCTCCAATTGACCAAAAATTCTTTGAGTTGATTATTCCTATTGCTACATTCTTGACAGGCACACTATCAGGTATAATGCTTGCCGGTAATGATAAAGACTTGAGAGCTCAAGCTTTGACCGCAGCAAATAAACCTCCAGTAGTTTCAGGACCACCACCAAGTTCTCCTACACCTACACCAACATTTTCAACACCTAGTTTCTCTACACCAGTAACAAGTTTTTTTGGAAGTGTATCACAACCACAAGTTATTACAGGTTTTGGTGGTAAACCTGCTCCTGCGCCTGCACCTCAGCCGGAACTATAATGAATTTTATAACTAGTATGTTAAATGACGGAACGGACGAATCCGTCAGCAGTAAAAGAGTAATAACCTTCTTAGCATTTTTAATGTGTGGTATAGCTTTTATTGCTGAGTTGTTTTGGGGTTACAAAGTTTCTCCACAAACATATGACGCTATGATGTATATCGTTATAGCTGGATTGGGATTTACTGCATCAGAAAAATTTGCTAAAAAGGAACCACTAAAATGAAAACATTAATTTTATCACTTGCATTGTTATTTGGTATAACAACAACAGTTTATGCAGCAGAAAAAACCAAAGTATGCGTCGATGTTAAAGACAAAGCAGGCCAACCTGTTAAAGATGCTAAAGGTAAAGTGAGACAGAATTGTAAAGAAATGAAAGTTCATAAAAAATTAGAAGGCACAGCAGTTCCTGTGAAAAAGTAAATGGAAATAGATAATAGTGTAAGAAAATTGGAAGTTGATGTTGGTATATTGAAAACCAAGGTAGAAACAATAACAACATTGTGTAGTAAAATGGATCAAGTCATAGAAAGACTTGTGAATCAGCACGACCAGCAGTTAACAAAGGTTTACGAAAACATCGACAACCGTAGAAAAGAAACAGATATGGACATTAAAGAACTCCATGATAGAATTGATACCGTTTTGGACAAATTTAAAATAACTGAAAAAACTTTATTGGAGGAAATAAAACTACTCCGAAAAGAAATGCAGGAACACAATTCTAAAGAAAAAGAATCCTTGGACAAATTACTCCAATGGAAGTGGATGGTTGCCGGTGGCATACTTGTTCTATCATGGTTGATTTCTCACACAAATTTTGATACACTACTAGGCAGTCTGAAATAACTTAACTTCCTGGTTTTATTATGAGCGTCTTTATTGACAGAAATTTCCTATTACTACTATCACCAAAATTGCAAAGGTTTTCCAAGAAAAAGGACGACCTCTACAACTTTCGGTGTCCTCTCTGTGGAGACTCACAGAAAAACAAATCTAAGTGTCGTGGATACGTCTATCGTAAGAAGAATGATTACTTTTACATGTGCCATAATTGTAGTGCATCCACATCGTTCTTTAACTTCCTTAAACAAGTGGATCCAAACTTGGTTGAGGAATATCAACTAGAACGATATAAGAATTCGGCAAACACCAATTCTCCTGAACCTGCGTTTTCAGAATTTAAAACAAAACCAGTTTTTATCAAAACGTTGGATTTACCAACTATCGAATCTTTACCAAACGAACACTTTGCTAAAAGATATGTTGTTGGTCGAGAGATTCCGAAGAAGATGTATTCGCAGCTTTATTATGCGGATGACTTTAAGGCTTTTGTCGATTCGTTTGGCGTTGAAAAAGATTTAAAAGAAGGCGATCAACGGCTAATTATTCCTTTCTTTGATAAAGAAGGAAACCTGACTGGATTTCAAGGCAGAGCACTAGGTGAGTCAAAGATTCGTTACATCACAATTAAACTAATGGACGATGTTCCACGCATGTTTGGAATCAACCGTGTCAATGAAGAAGAATCTATTTACGTCTTTGAAGGACCTATCGATTCAATGTTCATTAATAATTCTGTGGCTGTCGCCAGCTCTGCACTAGAATCAGCCGCAGAATATCTAGATAAATCAAAGATTGTCCTAGTGTTTGATAATGAACCTAGGAATAAAGAAATTGTCAAATTGATGGAACATGCAATTGATAATCATTTTAATGTTATTGTTTGGCCTGCAATGATCCAGGACAAAGATATCAATGAAATGATTCTAACAGGATTTGACATTGAAGAATTGCATGATATAATGGAGAAACACACTTTTGTGAATCTTAGGGCTAAAATGGAATTTGTGAATTGGAAAAAAATATGAATGTAAATTTGATTTCGTACTCTCAAGGAGTAGATGGTAAAAACTTATTAGAACAAGTGGCATACGCTGCCCGTGTATCTAATCCAACGAACCAAAACAACTCGGAGACTGCTGAGAAGTTGGTTCGATACTTGATTAATAACCAACACTGGTCGCCACTGGAGATGGTCTCCGTGTGCTTGGAGATTGAAACTACAAGAGACATTGCTCGGCAGATTCTCCGTCACCGTTCTTTTTCATTCCAAGAATTTAGCCAGCGTTATGCTGATGCTTCACAACTTGGTTATGAGTTAAAAGAAGCTAGACTACAAGATACTAAGAATCGTCAGAATAGCATAGAGACAGATGATGCTCAACTTGCTGAAACATGGAGACAAAGACAGCACCAAGTAATGGATGAAATTTTGGATACGTATCATTGGGCAATAAACAATGGTATTGCAAAAGAACAAGCTCGCGCAGTTTTGCCTGAAGGTATGACAAAATCCCGAATGTATATGAACGGAACGCTCCGCTCTTGGGTACACTATATACAACTCCGAAGCGCAAATGGCACACAGAAAGAACACCGAGAAGTTGCTCTTGCCTGTGCTGCATCAATTGAACCAATTTTTCCCATGATTAAGGAGTATGTTAATGAATAGTTCCGATGATGTGAAGAAATTTATGGAAGCTTGTGGTCAAACTGAAACAGGTTTCAACAAACAAGCAGAACTATATTTTAGATTAATACGTGAAGAATTTGATGAACTTGTAAAAGCATATTTTGAAAAAGATATGGTTGAAATTGCAGATGGTTGTGCAGATTTAAAATGGGTGATTGAAGGACTAGAACACACACTACAATTACCACAACAAGAAATTTGGAATGAAGTTGCAAGAAGTAATTTAGCCAAGATTGACCAAGAAACAGGAAAAGTTTTAAAAAGAAATGATGGAAAAGTATTGAAGCCTGAAGGTTGGACGCCGCCAGATATTAAAAGTATTTTAGAAAATAACAAGGAATAAACATGGAATACATGGGAATAAATATAGATTTGGAAAGAGATAAACTCTTTGATGAATTGGGCATAAAGCGACTTAAAGAGTCCTATATGAAAGAAAATGAAGAATCGCCGCAAGAAAGATTTGCATATGTATCGACCGCATTTGGAACAGACAATGCACACGCTCAACGATTATATGACTATTCCTCAAAACATTGGCTTTCTTATTCAACACCCATTCTTTCATATGGTCGTTCTAAAAAAGGTTTACCAATCTCTTGTTTCCTTAATTTCATTGATGATACAGCGGAAGGTCTAGTTGATAATCTTTCTGAAACTAATTGGTTGTCTATGTTTGGCGGTGGTGTTGGTATCGGCTTTGGGATACGTTCGGCGGATGACAAATCAACTGGCGTTATGCCGCACCTCAAAATTTACGATGCATCGTCTTTGGCTTATCGCCAAGGCCGTACTCGCCGTGGAAGTTATGCTGCTTACCTTGATATTAGTCATCCAGACATTATTCCGTTCTTAGAAATGCGTAAGCCAACAGGTGATCCAAATGTACGTTGCCTGAATCTACACCACGGAATAAATATTACCGATGACTTCATGCAATTGATTGAGAATTGTATGTTGGATGCAAATGCAGACGATTCATGGAATTTAGTTGATCCATATAGTAAAGAGATTCGTGAAACTGTTTCAGCCAAAAACCTTTGGCAACAGATTCTAGAATTGCGTATGCATACTGGTGAACCTTATATTCATTACATTGATACAAGTAACAAAATGTTACCTAAACATCTAAAAGATAAAGGTCTAAAAGTACATCAATCAAACTTGTGTTCCGAAATCATATTGCCGACAGATAAAGATAGAACAGCTGTTTGTTGCCTATCATCATTGAATTTGGAGAACTATGATGAATGGAAAGATGAACCATTATTCCTAAAAGATGTTGCTGAAATGTTGGATAATGTTTTAGATTATTTCATCACACATGCACCTGATAGTATTTATAGAGCAAGATATAGTGCTATGAGGGAACGTTCTATTGGTATTGGTGCTTTAGGATTTCATGCTTATTTGCAACGAAATGGAATTGCTTTTGAAGGTGTTATGGCTAAAGTTGTAAACAACAAAATCTTCAAATCAATTAAGGAAAAATTAGATGAAGCTAATAAAATTTTGGGATCGGAACGCGGAGAAGCTCCTGATGCTATCGGCACTGGCCAGCGTTTTAGTCATACTATGGCTATTGCTCCAAATGCTTCTTCATCTATCATCATGCGAAATACTAGCCCTAGTATCGAGCCTTACCGTGCTAACGCTTACCGTCAGGACACTTTATCAGGATCATTTCTAAACAAGAATCGTTGGTTAGACAAAGTGATTCAGGAACATCTTGCTGGTGACGGTGAAACAATATCAAGTGACGATTACAATGATATTTGGTCTACAATCATTGCAAACGATGGTTCTGTACAGCACCTAACATGGATGGACGAAAATACCAAAGCGGTGTTCAAGACTTCAATGGAAATTGACCAACGTTGGGTGATTGATTTAGCTGCTGATAGACAAGTATACATAGACCAAGGACAGTCACTTAATCTGTTCTTTAGACCAGATGTTAATATTAAGTATCTCCAAGCCATACACTTTATGGCCTGGAAAAAAGGTTTGAAAACTTTGTACTACTGCCGTTCTGAAAAGATTGGCAAAGCTGATAAAGTTTCAAAGAAAATTGAGCGACAAGTAATCAAAGAAATTGATATG